TCAGCCATCAAACACGATCTCCTTTTCCCAGCCATAGCCGTAGGCGGTGGACAGTTGAGCGACGCGGATGGTCAAGGCACCAGCCGCGCCATCGGCGGCCTGCTCGGCCGCGCTGTAGGTGAAGGCGGGGGCCGCGACCTCGGCCTGGCGAAGGAGTCCCCCCCCGGAGAAAATCCGCAAGCGATAGGCCTCGCGTTCCTCGCCAAGCGGCACATCCGCGCCCTCCCAGCTGTCGCCGCCGACCCGCGTGCGCCGGATCCACCCGATCGAGACATCGCCCGATTGAGGGTCACGCCGCGCCGTCAGATGCGCGGGCGCGAGCGGGCGAAGGCCCTGCCCCTCGACCACCGCCTCGATCGCCGTATAGCTTGCATCGGAAACCGGCTTGGCTGCCGGCCCGACACGCCAGTGACGCGGCAAGCCGCGCACCTCCAGCGGCAGCGGTGTCCGGGGCACGCCGAGATCCAGCACCACCACCCGCGCGCCGGCCGCGATGGTTTGCCCGGCCAGCGCCTCCGTGCCCCGCTGGCCGCGGAGAAACCCGGCGAGCCGGAACACGCCCGGCGCCGTCAACTCGGCGGACTGCGCTTGCAGGATCTCCCACGCCCCGGCTGCGGCCTCGACGGCGAGCGCATTGGCGCCGTTCAGCACCGAGAGCCGGTCGGCCGTCTGCAGAGCTGCCGAGGGCAACGCCACGTCCACCGACGCGCGCTGCCAGAGCCCCGGCATCCCGGGCGCCAGCGGGGACAGGAGCGTGCCGACGAAGGCCGGCGCCCGCAGGCTCGCCACGAGGCTGAAATCCGCTTCCTGGGGCGAGCGGTAGACGGACACCTCACCGGGCCAGGGCGAGGCTGAGGCGGCAAGATGCGGCCAATGATCCTCCGCACCGCCATCGGCGATCGGCAAGTCCAGGATCAATGCCGACACTGGGCCCGGCACGGCGGGCAGCTCCGGCTCGGGTGCGCTGTCGAGCGCGGCGACCGCCGGGGTGAAATACCCCTCGTCGATCCACACGGCCTCGGCCTCGCGCGCGGCGTCCTGGGTCAACCGCTCGATCCGGTAGCGCTCCATCCGCCCCGGGCCGGGGAGCAAGACCACATCGCCCGGCACAAGGTCGGCCTCCGAAGGGGGCAACGCGAACTGAACGCGGTCCTGCGCCGCGAGCCCGTCCGAGAGCCACCGTTCAACCGTCGCCTGCGCTTGCGGTGCCGAGAGCGCGATGGGGACCGAGCTTTCGTTCACCCGGCGCAAATTTCCGCCCGGCACCCAGGCCTGCGCGGCACCGATTCGGTAATCGCTTTCGGCCTGGATGAAGCTGAGGCGCACCGCATCCGGGTTTTCACCCTCGCTCGCGCGTTCACGCACCAGATCGTCGAGCGCCTCCGGCATTTCCGCGAGCCAGTCCGGATCGAGCTGCTTCTCCTCTGCCGCGGAGCGCAGGACATAATGCAGCGCGCCTGCGCTCTCGAAGCCATCGAAGCCATAGGCCAGCATCAGCGGCTGAAGCGCCTGGCGGGGCGTGCCGGTCTCCTCGAGGATGAAGCCCGGCACCGCGCCGAAGAGGAGGCTGACATCGACCTGCGTGACCCCCGCCGTCAGATTGATATGCCACACGATGTCGGCCAAGGCGCTCGAGGTGATGCGCCCCGTCAGCCAATGGCCGAGCTGGTATTGCGGACCGTCCGACCACACGCTTTCGCGCACAGGAAAATCCGGGAAGGGCCGTGCATCCCAGGTCCAGACGAAGATCCGGTCGCCCGGGATCATCAGGCCCTGATACACGCTCGAGATGGGCGCGTTTTCTCGCCAGTATCCAAGCTTGGCCTGCAGGAACCGGCGCTGGATCTCGTCGTCGCGTGCGCCGAGCGAGCCTGGCGGGAGGCCGCTTTCGGAACTCTTCGGATCGAAGAAAAGGTTCGGCTTGTTGGCCCCTAGATCGACCGATGGGGCGCCCGTTTCGGTCAGCCAGACCGGCTTCGATTGCGGCACCCAGGCGGTGGGCGTTTCCTGGCGCACCCCGTCGATCCGGTTGTGGTGCGGATTGGCCCACCAATTGCGGATGTCCTTTGGGCGAAATACCCAATGCTCGCCATGGGCCGTGTCCTCGATCGGCGTGCGGATCTGGGCGACGCGGTCGTCCTCGGTGGCGTAGTACCAATCGTAATGCTCGCCGCCCTCGACATTCGACTGCAAGTAGGCGAGCGAGTAGACCGATCTCGCGCCCGCCGCCCGGTCGAGATGGTTCGCCGTGTGGCGCCAATCGGAAAGCGGCAGGTAATCGTCGATCTCGACGAAATCGATGTTGGCATCGGCCCAGAGGGGATCGAGGTGGAAGATCCGGTCCCCCGAGCCGTCCGCCGGCTGGTGCCCAAAATACTCGCTCCAATCCGCGGCGTAGGAGATCATCGCCTCCGGCAGAAGCGCACGCACCTCGGCCGCGAGCGCGATCAACTCGTCGACCGCCGGATACGCGGTCTTTGCCGACCGGATGGTCGTCAGCTCGCGGAACTCAGACCCGATGCAGAACGCCTCCACCCCCCCGGCCGCCTTGGCGAGCGCGGCCATGTGCAGGGCGCAGCGCCGCCAGCCCCACTCTTCGGGGCCTGAGTAGGTCACGCCCCCCTCGGTCACGCTAAAGTCAGACGCCTTGGCGGCGCCGAAAAAGGCCGCCACCTCACCGCGCGCGGCGGCGGTCTGGTCCGCCGACCCTGGCTGTCCCGGTGCGGCACCAAGCGTGATCCGCCCGCGCCAGGGGAAGGGCGGCTGCGACGCCCCACCATAAGGGTTCGGCAAGGCGTTGCCCGGCGCGATGTCCATCAGCAGGAAGGGGTAGAGCATCACGGCATAGCCGCGGTCGCGCATCTCGCGGATCGCGCGGATCACCGAGCCGTCGGACGGCGTGCCGCCAAAACGTGGGCGGTCCCCCTCATCCCGGCTCACGGGGAGGGCGGTTGCGGTCGTCAGGCCGCTGACGCGCCAGGGCTCCGGTGCGGTCTCGCGGCCCGGGACCTCGATCTTCGGGCGCACCGTGCACTCGCCGGCGCGCAAATCGTCTCCGAACCACGAGACGATGAACGAAATCGCCTTTGTCTCCGGCAATTCGGCGCCGAGGTGATCGAGCGATTGCACGAAATCGGGAGTGCCGGAGGAGTTGTTGATGTTGGCGTAAGCCGCGGTGCCGTCACCGAACACATGGCGCGCGGGCTCTGGATCGAGTGCGAACTCGCCGGTGCCTGGGGACATCGCGACCCCCTTGATCAGATGGCGCAGCCCGATGCCGGCCTCGGGGTCCGTCTCGGGCGGACGCTCGACATTGCGGAACACCTCGGCGCTGATTTGGGGGATCCGGTTGCCGAAGGGCCCGACCGGCAGGTCTTCGAGGACGATGTACGCCGTCCCCCGAAACGCCGGGACGCCACCTGCCCCCTCGACCGCCTCGATCTTCGGGTCGGGCAGTTGGGCATCGTCGCCGTGATAGACCCGCATCGCGAGATCAGCCGTGTCGAGCAGCTTGCCGTCAGCCCAGATCCGGCCCACCCGGTCGATCGGGCCTTCCGCGAGCGCGATGGCGACGCTGATCGAGTAGGAATACTCCCGAATCTCGGGGCCCCCGCCCTTACCGCCGCCGCCCCCTTTGCGGACGGTTTCGAGAAAGCGCGTCGACCAGATGATCTGCCCGGTCACACGCATCCGCCCATAGACCCGCGGCAGCGGCGCGCCATCGGTCGCCGCCTGGATGCGGAGCGAGCGCGCCCGCCCGCTGTGCACGGTCCGCGAGCCCGAGCCGAGCAGGCGTTGATCCAGAACACCGCCGGCAACGGCGCCGACCGCCTGGCCGAGCCCGGCCGCGCCGAGCCCGAGAAAGCTGCCCCCGAGCGCTCCGCCGATCGCGGAGCCGGCGGCGGAGAGAAGGAGTGTCGCCATCAGGCTGTCCTTTCGGGAAACCGGTAGGCCGCGGCGATGCGCGAAAGCCAGGGCCCGCTGAGATGCGTCTCGCACACCGCCGCACGCGCATAGGCGTGAACGATCCGCCCGGGCGCGAGGCCGGGGGTGATGAGGATGCCGAGATGTTTGGCCGGTCCCGGGCTGCGCATCCGGAAGAGAAGCACATCGCCCGGCCCGGCCCCATCGGGCGGGATGGGGATCAGGTGACGGCCGGCGGCGGCCATCAGAGTCTCCTGCCCAGACACCTCGCCCCAATCGGGCGTGTAGGCGGGTGGGGCTTCCGGCTCCGCACCGTAAAGGGCGCGCCACACACCGCGCACGAGCCCGCGGCAATCGGCGCCCGCACCGCGGCAACTGGCCTGATGGTGGTAGGGCGTGCCGATCCAGGCCCGCGCCTCGGCCACCACCGCCGCCCGCAGGGCGCCATCAGCGCCGGAACAGGGATCCGCCATCATGCACCTCCGTCGACTTCGGATAGGTCGCGGCCCAATCGTCGCCCGGGATCAGGGGGAAGCCGCGGAAGTTGGCGACATTCGAGAACTTGTCCCGGCAGGTCGCGAGGCGTTTGTCGCACCCGGCAGTGACCTCGAACGCATCCCCGGTGAAGATCTCGGAGGCCGGGGCCTGCCAGAGGTCGAGCACCACGGCGGAGCCCGCCCGGCGATGACCGCGGATCCGCGCCGGCTCGGCCATATTCGGCCCGCTCGTCCAGGTCAGGCGGCCGCGTTCGAACCAGCCGAGCGCGTAGCCCGCGATGCCGTCGACGGCGATTTCGAGCGCGCTCGGCACTGAGACGACGACCCCGGTGCCACGATAGGCGGGCGAGGCGAGGTTCACCCCGCAGGCCGGCTCGCCAAGACGCAGATCGCAGCTCGCGAGGAGTGCCCGCCCCGAGGGCTGGTTGAGGCGCTCGGCAAGGCCGACGACCTCCGCCTCGAAGGCGACACGCCCCCGGCGCACCTCGCCGATCCGCCCGCGCGAGAGCAGGATGCGGCTCTCCACGTTCTGCCAATCGACGAGCCAATGGAGGATCTCCGCGCCATCGAAGAGCCCGCGCTCGACATCGAGATCGGTGATTGCGGCGGATTGCAGCGCGCCCGCGATCGTGTGGGTGTCGACGCTGAGGCCCGTCGCCTGTTCCACCGTGGTCGCGGTGAAACCCGAGGCCGCCTCATGCATCAGGCCGTCGATCTCGAGCGGTTTGTCATGGTCGGTGAAGCCGAGGCGGATACCGTCCGTCCGGGTGATTGTCCAGGCTCGGCAATGGGTTGTGATGCCGTCGTCGAGCGCCGCTTGAAGATTTTCAGGGATCGGTCGCATCAGGTCCTGAGCTCCACGATGGGGATCGAAGGCACCTCGCCCGCTTCGAAGGCCGAGATGGTGACCTCCAGAATGTCGCTGTCGAAGCGCACCGGCACGTCGAAGGCGAAACCAGCGGTGATCTCGGCGCCTGGAGCGGGCGGCGCGGCGAAGCTCACGAGGCCGCTTGCGGGATCGACCGTGAAATCGCTCCCGGCCGTTTGCTCCACACCATCGAGTGCGACCACCACCGAGCCGTCCACGGGCCGGGTGATCGGTCGGACCAGCCCGAGCGGTGGAGGCCCGTAGCGCTTGGCGAGTTGGAACTCGCGCAGAGCGCCATCGCCGATACCGATCGCCTGATCGGTCGGGGCGATCCCTGCCGAGGGCGCGGCTGACTGATGGTCGAGCCAATCGAGCCACCGGAAGCCGTAGAGCGGCCCGCGCCGTGCCTCGAAGAACGCCAGCACGAGGTCGAGGTCATCGCGTGAGCGCACGCCGAGCCCCGCATCGTACCGCCGCCGAGCTTGCTCCCAAGGCGTGTTCCGCTCCTCGTGCCCGTTGACGAGGCGCACGATCTCGGTGCGCCGCTCAAGCCCCGTGCTCGAGGCGAAGGAAATCGCCGTTGGAAACCGGACATCGTGAAAGCTCATGGCATGTCTCCTGTGGATCGAGTGTCAGAGCCGGTCCGAGCCGCGCTGCACCGCGCGGGCGAGCTGGGCCGCGACCTGCCCGCGCGAGCGGGCGAAACTCTCCGCGTCCCGGGTCTGGATCGTCACGTTGACGACGGGCCCGCGCCCCCCCTCGGCCATGACCCCGAGCCGGCCATCGGCGCCGCGCGTGAGCGGCATCACGGCCTCCGGCCCGGCCTCACCCATCAGCCCGACGCCCGAGCGCATGGGGAACAGCGTTGGGCGATCGACGATCCCGCCCTTGGCGAAGGCGCGCACATCGCCGGACGAGAAGACACCGCCCTTCTGGAAGCCGGCGATGCCGGAGAGTCCCCCTGCAAGGCTGCCGACCAGCCCCGTCAGGCCCGAACTGATCGCCGATTGCACCGGCCCGATCGCCAGATCGAGGCTGCGGCTCAGCACGTCCGATGCGAGATCCCGGAAGACGTCGCCCAGCTTGGCGCCGCCGAAGATCGCCTTGTCGATCGCGGAGCGCAGGCTTGACCCAAGCGAGCGCGCGAGGCGCTGCGCCTGATCGTCCATCGCGCGCATCGCCTCGGCGGCGGCCGTGATCTCGTCGGCGAAGCCGCCGGTTTCGGTTTGCATGTCGCGGAACGCAGCGCCGAGGCCGCCTTGCCTGTCATCGAACTGCATCTGATCGGTCCTCTCTGCCGGGAGTATCGGGGTGCGCGGCCATCAGCCGGCTGAGGTCGCTGCGGCGGAGCGCCTGGCCCCCGACGGGCAGCACGCCGGCCCCCTCGAGCGCGCGGCGAAGCTCAACCGGCGTCATCGCCCAAAAGGCGTGGGGTGGAAGCCGCAGCACACCGAGGCCGAGCCGCATCATCTGCGGCCAGTCGAGCGGCGGCGGCTGCACCTCGCGCTCAGGCATCCGGGCCCTGTCCCGCCGGCGCGAACGCCCCGGTCAGGAGCGCCATGGCGGCCCTTACGGCGGCAGCGGCGCCGCCCGCGATGTCGGCATTGGCAAGATCGGCTTCGCTCACGGGCTCACCGGCCCCCTCGAGCCCGGCTGCCAAGATCGCGATCACGTCAGTCGCGCCGATACTGCCCGCCTCGAAGCGTTCGGCGAGCGCGACGAGCGACCCAGCCTCGAGCCGTGCTTCGAGCGCCGCCAGCGCTCCGAGGCTGAGCCGCATCCGCCGCTCCACCCCGTCGATCGCAAGGCTCACCTCGCCGCGCTGCGGGTTCGCCATCATGCGGCCTCCGCGAACGCGATCTGCCCGGCCGAGGCCAGCGAGACCTCATAGGTCGCCTCGCCGTCATGGTTGCCGGCATAGTCGAGCCCGGTGATCTGGAATGGCCCGGTGATCGTGCCGAAGTCGGGGATCACGATCTGAAACTCGGGCGCGGTTGCCCCGAAGAACACCCGGCGGATGGCGGCATCGGAGGCGGCGTCCTTGAAGACGCCCGCGCCTGTGATCGTGGCCTGGCGCAGGCTGGCGCTCGCCAGCAATTCGCGCCATTGGCCGGGGCTCTCCACGGTGGTGACATCGACGGTATCCGAGTTGAACGAGAGCCGCGTCGCCCGCAGGCCTGCGACGGTCACGAACCCGGCGCCCGTCTCGTCGAGTTTGAGGAGGAGGTCCTTGCCTCTCTGGGCAGTCATGGTCGGTCTCCTTGCTGAGGAATGGGAGGAAGCGGACCCTGGCCCCGTTTCAGGCCGGATCCTGTGTCAGGCCGTGTCCTCGATCAGGACGCGCAAGCGCAGCTCGATCCGGCGAATCTCGTCCTCCTCCCCGCGCTCGGTTTCGGCGCCGAGGAAGAAGATACCGACGACATGGCCCCGGCTGAGGCTCAAGGGCGCGTCGAGCAGCGCATCGCAGATCGCGCCGGCCGCACGCTTGGCCTCGGCAAAGCCGCGCTCCGGGGCGACAACGGTGATCCGCAAGAGATGGTCGGCACCCCGATCGGTCTTGGTGCTCCAATCGCTCGACTCTTCGTCGCCGATCAGCGCGTAAGGACCCGCGGCGGCGATCGGCGTGTCGATCTGGGGCGGGGCGTCGTAGATCCGATCCCCGATGAGCGCGGTCACCGCCGGCGAGGCGGTGAGACGCGCGAAGAGGGCCTCCTGCAGGGGCCAGGCGACGGCATAGGTCATGAGAACGCGCCCTCCTCGGCCCAAACGGTCAAGAACGCGCGCCCGCCCTCGTCTTCGGCCACACCGCGAATCGCGAAGATCCGCGCGCCGAGGCGCAGCCGCTGGTCGGCCCTCGGCCGGGCGCTCGGATCGAGGCTAAGCCGTAGGGTCAGCCTGTGCGTCACCCGGCTTGCCGGCCTGCCAGCGATCTCCACCTCGCGCGCGCTCGCCGGGCGCAGCGCCCCCCAGATCGTGCCGAGCGCGGTCCACTGCGTCTCATGGCCACCGCCCCCATCGGAGACACGGGTCGGCGCCTCCAGGGTGAACCGCCGGGCAAGGATCGGAATGTCAGCCATTGCGCCCCCCCTCAAAGCCGGACGGGGCGGTGCGGCGCGATCAGCGCGGCGACGCCGGCGGGAAGGCCCGCCTCCGGCCCGATCAGGGCGGCGCGATCCTCATAGGCCCGCGCGGCGAGTTGGAAGACCGCCTGGCGCAGATCGGCCGGCACCGCGGCCCACGCGGCGCCGTGGCCGGCCTGGAACTCGAGCCGCGCGATGTGGCCTGCCGGGATGAGCGGGAGCGCTCTGCCCCCGTCCCGCGTCAGCCGCTGCCGGCTGGTGCCCGGCGAAAGGCGCGTGGCCGTTGCATCCTGAGCCACGACCGTCTCGCCCGCGACGAATTCGAGCGTGTCGATGGCCGCAACGGGCCCGATCGGCAGCGTGAGGCCGCCATCACGGTCCCAGCAGGCCAGCTCGAGCCGGAAGCCGCGGCGCATGAGGGCTTGTGCGATGCGTGCCTCGATCGCGGCGATGGCCGCCCGGAGGTAGACCTCGAGCACGCTGTCCTCCGCATCGTCATTGTCGAAGCCGGCCGCGAGGCGCAGATGCGTCTTGAACTCGCTGAGGGGCATCGGAGGCGGCGTCACGGCCGTCTCTGTCAGGATCATGGATGTCTCCTTTTGAAGCGGCGGCAAGGCGGCCAGGCTTCGGGCCTGACCTCGCCGGACGGAGGGCGCGGCGCGCGACGGCTCCCGCAGAGGGGAGGCGGGGCACGCGCGCGGCCGCGCCCCCCGGACCCCCCGGCGCGCGGAGCGCATGCCGTGGCGCCTCGATGGGCGCCTCAGGGGTCAACCGAAATCGGCGGCGTGGTGGCCGGATCAGCTTTCGCCGAACTTCAGCGTCTTGATCGCCGCGAAGTCCGTTACGTCGCCGCCAACCCGCTTGGTCGCGAAGAAGGTGACGTTCGGCCGGTTCGAGAACGGATCGCGCAGAATGCGCAGGTCCGGGCGCTCGGCGATTGTGTAGCCATGGCTGAAATCACCGAAGGCGATCGAGAAGCTGTCGGTGTCGATGTCCGGCATGTCCTCGACGAGGTGCACCGGATAGCCGAGAAGGCGCGCCGGCTGCTCGCCCGTCAGCGTCTCGAGCCACAGGAAGCGGCCCTGGCTGTCGCGCATCTTGCGCATCTCGCCGGCAGTCTTCGAGTTCATCACGAAGGCCGCGCGCGATCGGTAGTCGGCGCCGAGCGAATAGACGAGATCGATCAGCGCATCCGCCGGATCGTTGGGGTCGAAATCGCCCGCCGTGCCGGTCGCGATGTAGCCGATCTTGTCCCAGACCCAATTGGCGTTCGGCACCATGTCATGGGTCAGGAATCCGACCGGTTTGTTCTCGCCATTGCCGTTCACGAAGGCCGCCGCCTCGGCGCGCATGAACCGCTCGGCGATCCGCTCGGCAAGCCAAGCCTCCATGTCGAACGCTGCATCGTCGAGGATGCGTTGCGAGGCCGTGGGCGAGGCCGACAGCTCATGCAGCCCGATCGAGATCCGGTCGATCTTCGGCGTCGCGGCGGTCTGGTCGGGGCCCGTTTCCTCGATCCACCCGGCGTTCATCTCGCCATGGTCGACGAGCACGTCGTAGGCCGTCGCTTCCACCTGCACGACCCGCGCGACCGCGCGCAGCGACGCGCCGGACATGAGGATGTTCTGCACGATCCCCGAGGTTTGCGGATCGACGAGAAACCCGCCCTCCGCGTTAACTTGGGTGTTGAAGGCCTTGCCCTCGAGGCCGAGCGCGCGGAGCTGGTCCTCGTCGCCCTGGCGCAGATAAGCGCCGAAGGCCTTGCGGTGGGGCGTAGTGTCGGCGACGGCGCGCATTAACGCCGGGCGCTGGAGGTCTGCCGATTTGCGGTCGATCCGTTCGATACGGGTGTTGAGCTCGGTCATGCGCTTGGTCACATCCTCTTTGAAGCTCGAGAAATTCTTCAGAAATTCGGTTGCCGCGGATTTCGCCTCGGCGCTGATCGGGGCGGCCCCGCGTTCCAGGTCGGTCATGGGTCTTCGTCTCCTTTCGGGATGGCTGGTCAGGCCCCGGCCAGGGCCTCGGCAAGGGCCGCCTCGATGCTGGTGAGCGGTTCGGTCTCGCCGAGCATCGCACGGGCGGCGGGGAGCATCGGGAAGGTGACGAGCGACACCTCCCAAAGGTCGATCTCGGTGAGCAGGCGCCCGCCGGTCTCGGGGTTCTTCTCGGCGCGGATCGTGCGGTAGCCGATCGAGAGGCCGTCGATCGCGCCGGCCTGCATCAGCGCCAGCGCATCCGCTCCGCGCGTCACCTGGGGCAGGATCTCACCGGTCACGACGAGCCCGCGGGCGTCCTCGCGCACCTCCGTCCAGATGCCGATCGGGGTGGCGGGGTCGTGCTGCCAGAGGAACTTGACGCGGCGCCCGGCGCGGCTGAGCGCCAGCAAAGACGCCTGGAAGGCACCCGGGCGCACCACGTCGCCTTGCTGGTCCGCCTCGCCGAAGAGCGACGCGTAGCCCTGGATCCGGCCGGCCTCGCCCACTTCATCAAGGGCGGAAAGCGCGACGAACTTCGTTTCGAGCCCGCTGCGCGCGGGGCCCGAGATGGCATGAATGGTCATGAGTGGCACCTCTTGGGATTGCGCGCTCAGCCGGCGCGGGGAGGAAGGCCAAGAAGCGCGCGCTTCTCGGCATCATCCAAGAAATCGGCGGCAGAGACGCGCTTCCACAGCGCTTCGCGCTCGGGCCCGAGGGCGGGCACCTGGTCGAGGTCAGGCTCGATCCCGAACCGCCGGCCTGCCGCCTCGCCAAGCCAGGTGGCAAGCGCATTGCCCGCCTTGCGCACGAGCGGGAGGACGGTTTGGCGATAGAAGGCGCGGTTGGCCTCCTGATAGTTCGAATAGGTGTTGTCGCCCGGCAGACCCAACAGCATCGGCGGCACGCCGAAGGCGAGCGCGATCTCCCGCGCGGCTGCGGTCTTGGTGGAGAGAAATTCCATCTCCGAAGGCGAATAGCCCATCGGGCGCCAGTCGAGCCCGCCCTCGAGCAGCATCGGGCGCCCCGCATTCCGGGCACCCTGGTGATTGTCCTCGATCTCGCGCGCCAGGCGCTGGAATTGCGCCTCCGACATTTGGCTGCCATCCTTCGCGCCGAATACGATGGCGCCAGAAGGCCGGGCCGCATTGTCGAGCAGTGCCTTCGACCAGCGCGCTGCTGCGTTGTGCACGTCGATCGAGGCGGCGGCGGCGGCGAGCGGGCTCAGCCCGTAATGGTCGTCGAGCGGGTTGAACGCCTTCAGATGCAACACAGGCTTGGAATCTGAAGTGATTTCCCACCGATAGCACGCCCGGCCAACCTTGTACTCGAACGCCTGCGGCCAGCCGTCTTCACCGGGGATCACGCTCATCCGGTCGGGCCGAAGGGCATGCAATTCCGCCGGTAGGCCGAGGCTGTCGAAGGCCGCGGCCTCGATATACGCGTTGCCCGCGAGGTTGAGATGGCCATAGACCGTCTCGAGGAAGCTTCGCCCGTCCTGGCCCGGGTTCGGTTGGGCAAGGAGGCGCAGGACGGGGTGCTCCGTCTGTTGCGCGCCCTCCTCGGTCACGACGAGCGGGATCGCGGCCGCGGCCTCCGCCACCATGCGCACGCAACGAAAGCCAATCACGTTGTTCTCGTAACCCGTCCGGATCAGGGACACGTGATCCCGTGCCGACCAAACGGCCCGGCCTGGCCCGTGAAACGCCAAAACCGGCGCGGCGGTTGCCTTGGCCTCATCGGGCGAAGGCCGCGCCCGGGTGAAGAGACTGAAAACCATTCTAGAGAGTTTCCTTCTTTCGGCGATCTTGCGTGGGCGAGCTCAGAGCCCGCGCACCCGGGGATCGGATGCCGGATCGGCGAGCACGAGATCGGTAAGTGCCCAGACGAGCGCGTCGAGCCGATCGGGGCTCTTGGCCCCGTCGCCCTCGAAGCTGCACATTTGATCCTCGAGATCGGGGAACGCGCCGACATGGTGCACTCGCCCCTGCTCGTAGAGCGCGGCGACAGGCTCGGCCCGGGCGCGTTTGCCCCGGCTCGCCCGCACGGCGCGGTAGCTGACCTGGGGGGCGACCTGGCGCATCACCGTCTCGACGAGGTCGCCGCCCTGGTTCACTTCGGCAACCAGCCTTTCTGCTGCAAATAGGTCGTAAGCATCTGCAGCGCGTCCTGCCCAATCAGTGGGCCGTGCTTGCGCAACAGAGTGGTCAGCCAAGACAAAAACTTGTCAATCACGAGGCTCTCCTTTCTTGCGAATTCCAGCGACGACGATGCCGCATTCGTCGGAGCCGGCCCGCGCCGTCACGGGCGGGTCGACGGCGACGACGATGCGATCGAGCTGCGGGGCCTCGGCGATGCGCGCGGCCTCGATCAGCTCCCGGGTCCAGAGCGCGCCGGCCCGGGCGCGGATCAGCTCGCCCTCGATTTCCTGACGGCCGAGATGCGTGCCGCCATAGCGCGCCTCCAACGCCGCGACGAAGCCCGGCGCGAGGTTCGCGGCGTTGGCGGCGGTCCCTGCGCGGGTCACAACCGTGCCCGGAAAGCCGAGAATGTCGGCCAACACGGGCGTATCGCGGGGCGTCGTCGTCACGATCTGGCGCGGGTCCGGCCCGAGCCGCAGGCAGAACTGCAGCATGTCCCATGCCGCGCGGGCCTTGCGCCATTTCGCGAGCTCGTCCGACCAGGCGCGATCGAATTGCGGCCCGCGCAGCGTTTCGGGATGCGCCGCCGAACACAGCGTCGCCTCGGCGCCATTCGGCCAGATCAGCCAGTGCTCCGCCCGCTTGAAGGTCGGCCGCCGATCCGGCGGCGAGCAGGCGATCAAGCCCGACTCGCCCTCCACCATGACGGCGCGCACCTCATCCAGCGTCTCGCCGAGCAGCGCCACGCGGCGGGCCGGACCCGCGACGAGCGGGGTGCCGCCCTCCACCTGCTCACGGACCCATTCCGCGCCGGCGCGCGTCTTGCCGGCCCCGCGGCCACCCATGATGACCCAGACGCGCCAACTCTCCTCGGGCGGCAGCTGGTGGTCCGGATGCGCCCAGAACCGCCAGAGCCACGGCATGGCCGCCAGCGCATTGGGCGAGAGCGCGTCGAGGAACGCCGCCCGGGCGCACTCACTCAGCGAGGCGAGCAAGGCGGCGGGCGATTTCCGCTCGCGCATCGTCCAAATCCAATGAGGTCTGGCCTGCGCCGTTCGCTTCCCGCGCGAGCCGGGCCTCGATTTCGAGGGTCATCATCAGTGCCTTTTGTGTGTGCCGGATCAGATCGGCGATCGCCTTGATCCGCGTCTCGTCGAGCGCGGTGGCGCTGATCTCCGAGAGATCGGCGATTTCGCGCTCCAGAACGGCAGAGGCTTCGGCGAAGAGGCGCCGGGCGCGGGCGAGGACGGCGCCCTCGCTCCCGGCTGGCACAGCGCCGCCCTGCCGATCAATGGACCCATTGACCGTCTGTCCCAA